ATGAATTCATCTAGCGCATTTGCTACGCCTGTTGTTGCCAACAATAGTCAACAAGTATTATCTGATTTGATTACTGCGCTTGAGCAGACCAATCTATATTCATTTATTTCTCAGATAGCAACTGTGTATGGATTTCCACCTGTTAAAGGTGGAATGGATGCGGTTTTGAAGGCAATCGAGGCATCTATACAGAATCCAACAGCTGCATTTCCTAATGCTACATTAAATTCACTTGAGAAAATGATCGATAGAATAATAATCTCTGGTAGTCACTATTATTCTATTGACGAAACACAAGACCCAAATTTCCAAAGTGTGATCCAACATGTTTTTAGTACAAGTGTAACTGATTCAAGGTATGAAAATTCTTATCCAAGAAAGTTATATGATGGTAATTCACTTGGGAACAATATCAAAGGTCTTTATCTGACTAAATTAATTGATACTGGCGATGGCTTTGCTTTTATTTTCTCATATGTTTATAGTGTTAAGATTAAGGGAAGTCGCGGTTTAGGACTATCGTATACCCCACAGCAACAATTTATAACAGTATTTGTTCCCCATAATAAAAATAGGATCGAGTATCGTCTTCCAAAAAATTTAGGGAAACGGGAGACAGCAAAAGCGCTTGCATCGGTGCGTAATAAATTTTTTGATATGCTCATCAGTACTAATAATACTATTCATTTCAAACAATTGAATTTTTATAATGTGATCAATAGCATTATTACTGATAGATCGTTCGGGAAAGCAGTTCAGATAATTTATGTTGGTTCTAATACAGGTTGTGATGCTAATGTCATTGGCCGCAAAGATCCGACATATGAAGCTCGAGATGTCGAGATTACTAATAAGAAAAGAAATGATATTTATACACCACGTGCTGTAGCCGTAAGATTTTACAGAAATAATGGTGACTTTACAGAATTGGGTCTAGATCCAAATAAGAAATCTTGGTTGGATGATAATTTTTGTGGCGAATTTTATGTTGATTTTCCTGAAGATACAATCTCATTAAATGGTTTAATTGAAAATGTCATCTCACGAAAATGATAGAATCAAGGTCATAATGATGCTTTTGTCTGAACAAAGGATATTATTGGATGAAATGAAAGATATCTTTCCTGAAGAAGATATCTTTCTATTCAATAATGTTTTGGATTTCATTCAAAATAATTATGATAAAAATTATTACCCGATTAATGTATTAAGGCAAGCGGCAGGCTGTGAATCGGACTCGGATTTGCTAAAGTTAGTCCGTTATTTTTGTGGTGCACATTCTAAATTATTTAATATAACTTATTGCTATTATGATTTTGATGGTGAAGAAATCCCTATTTCAGCAGAATGCTACTATAATGCTCTGATTTGTGATATTTCTCCGATCAGTTTATTGTCTGGGCGCGAAATAGATGATTTCGATGTTAATAACATTTCTTTTTACTGTATATTAAATGTCAAATAATTTTCTTCAAAATATAACACCTGCCGAATTAGCCGCGCTGGTAAACTTGAAGCCATTCGATGAGGATGTGTTTGTACAAAGTCTATATGCCGATATAAATAATGCAATTAAGCATATTGAGAAGACTGCGGATAAATATTATTCAGATGATGAAGATAAGATCACTAATTTACTGGTTTTATTTCTCAAAGGTGTTGGGTACAACGCATCTGAACAAACAAAATCTAATGGTTCCGTCGATATTACAGTTCAGGATCGTGATCAGAGCTTTACTTGGCTCGCTGAAGCAAAAAGAGGGAATTCGTATAATGGTGTCTTTGAAGGCATGTTACAGTTAGTAACAAGATATATTTCTGATGAGAAACATGCAGGTTTCTTTATTTACCATCAGAAACTTGATTCATTAAGTTACTTTAAAAATTGGTTCAGCTACCTTAGCTCTGGTGATTTTGAAAAATATAAGGCTATTTCTGATAGGCTTGATGAGTGCCGATATCATTTTAAAAAGAGCCCCATAGCAAATGCGTTTACCGGTGATGAATGTTATTTTGACTACAATATAGTTTCAAAAAAGGGAAAAGAAGTAAAGGTTAGAAATTTTATTTTAAGTTTGCACTATAACCCTGCTGATAAAAGTGGACGAGAGAATAAATCCTTGAAGGTCGGACAAGCGAAAATTTATGTCAATGAAGTGTGTGACAAGTGGTTTCGTGAGCAAGAACCTCCTGAAGATATTGATAAATTCATGAATTCACTACAATTAGTATTCCCTGAACTATTTGAATAAGTGCGCTAACGCGCACTTAGAGTCTAATTTTTATTTAATGTTGGTGTGATGCGTATTTTTCTATCATAAACCATGACTTGTGATTCAGTTTTGTGCCCACTAAATAGCTGCTTTTCTTTTGATGATCCTTCATAGTCAGAAATTCCTTTAGCTTTCAGATCATGAAATGTACAATCCAGAGGTCTTCCAAGATAGTTGGCTGCCGCTGTTCTTGCTTTTCGCCATGCCTCATTAAACCCCTTGTAAGAGTAACGCTCTCCATACATGGTTTTAATTACTGACCCTGTTTCCCCCCACGATCTGCAAATATCAACTGCCGCGCGCAGGCGATCAGTCCACGCCTTGATCTGCTTAACTCCCGTCTTGCCCTGCTGAATAAAAATTCCTTTATCCATTATCTGCGGCCAGTCCATTTTCAAGACATCGGATACCCTCGCTGCACATAAATAAGCTATTTCCATTGCGGCTTTAACTGGCTCACTGGCGTGTTCATAAATCGCCATGTATTCCTCATCTGTGATGTAGCGATCACGCTTTGGTTTAGGGAATTTATCTACTCCAACGCAAGGATTTCCAGGAACATATCCTCGTTGGTATCCCCAACGAAATACCCGAGACATTGAACTGTGCTCATGGTTAGCTTGGACACGACTTTTCTTTCCTCTGGCATCCATATACCGCCTTACATGTTCTGGTCTAATAGTCTTTGCTTCCGCTTCGCCAAAAACAGCAAGGAGATATTTTTCGTGGGCTAGATAATCCTTTTGAGTTCGTGGTGCCAAATCTGCATAATCGGCACTATTGAGAAATTTCTTCCAAAGCTGGGCAAAAGTTATTCGTCTTTTTCTCCCCTCTACAATTTTTTCAAAAGCAACCCAGACATCTGCTTTTGTTGCATTGGCTGATGCAATTTTTTCTGTTGTTCCCCCTGGTTTCCAGTAGTAGCCAGAAGGGCGGAAATATACCCCCTTCGGCATCCATTCATTACCAGGTGCTCGTTTTCGACCCATAATTTCACTCTATAGCATCAAAGTTCATACCCGGAGTGGGCGAGAAACCTGCTGGTGGAGCCAAACGATGAATGGGATGATTTATATGAAACCAGGTCGTTTTTACAGAACCGTCCCTGCGTTCAATAAAAAAAATGCCATTCTGCGTTAAGACTTCTTTCTGTAGTGACTTTTGGGAAGACCCTGTCGCCTCTATCAGTTCTTCATCAGTCAGGAAGCGGTTGCTCATGAGTCTTTTCTCCACTTAGCCCGCTGCACACGGGCAGTAATATCAAATTCCAGTCCTGATAATTAATTTTGCTCTCTGGTTGCTACCTGTTTAATTGGCCTGATTCTGTCCAGGAGCAGACGGCGACGCATGTTTGGCGCCCCCCAATGGTAACCAGTCTTTTTGTCGTAGGATTCACAACGTCCGGCAACCCAGGACATTTCAGTAGAATGTAATTTCATCCGCTTGTCACCGTCTTGCGTGATAACAATTCCTGTATGAGTTTTTATCACGCTCATTTCTTAGTCTCCGGTGCTTTCGGCATTACTGCCCAGTGAGTGATATTGACGTTTTCAAGGTCCCCGACCTGGAATGTCCACTGCCATTCTCCGGTTTCTTTTTGCCCCCATGTGTACCAGAGAGAACGCCAGCCAATCAGCCAGCCTTCTCCATTAGCATCAAATAACAGAACACTTTCATTTGCTGGCGGCAGTTCAGCTGACACTGGTATTACTTTTTTTCCAGTGCTGCACATTTAGCTTCAAGCGCATCGAATTTACGTACCAGGTATTCAGCATCTGTTTCATTCACTTTCAGATCTCGCGGTACACATTTCCCGCGAAGAAACCCTTCCATTTCGAAAACATTTATGCGTATTTGTGTAACTCCGATAACTCGTTGAAGCGTTCCATAAACATCCCATAGGCATGGCCCGGTGCCAGTGGAATCACGTTGAACATCTCTGTTGCCGGGATACCTTCCAGTACAGGCCAGAAAGAGCCATCATCAAGCCCGAGATCGCGGCGTTCGGTTGCCAGCATGATGAGATCGGCATATTTCACGGGCGTGCTCATAGCCTGAGGTAACCCGTATTTCTCACGGATTACGGCGTCTATTTTTTCTTCCATCCGTTTATAGTCAGGAAGGAGGCGTTTCAGTGGTGCGGGGATGTCCTGGCAATACGCTTCTGTTGCATCATGCATTAATGCTTCAAAAGCAAATTCCTGCGGTACCAGCATGCTGCAAAGCACCGCATGTTGGGCGACGCTGTAGAAGTGTGAAAGGTGTCCTGCAAAGCGGCAGATATTTGAAAGGGAAACCGCGATATCGTTAATAACGATGTCGTCTTTATTTATCCTGTCATAATAAAAATGCTTCCCGGAAAAAGTTTTAATAAATGACATTTTGTTCTCCACGTATATGCGCTGCACCGCGCTGAATTCTGGTAAAAGGAAGCCCCCACCACCCGGCGATTATTGAGTCAATTACGTTTCCATAAATGCCCCCGCAGGGGCATTTGCAGTAATGAAATCAGGCGGTGAAAGTACCAATAAAGGTTTCTACTTTGCTGTCCTTGAATTTCTCAACAAGCAGATCACGAAATTCGTTAGCCATTTCTTCCTGCACCGCCTCCAGCTGAATAATGCGCAGAACCAGTACCGGACGATCGCCAGTGATAATGCTGAGGCGTAATTTAAACGGACGTTCTTTCAGACCTTCAAACGGAATGCATTTAAATTCAAATGCCACTGGCATAATGTCTTTGGTCTTCGCTTCGACAGACTCCATCAGGGAGCGTTTGCCGCTGAAGTCATTATCTTCAAAATCAGCGGTCTGGTTTGCTTCAATCGTGATTTTACGGACCGCCGCAGCCGCTTTTGTTGCCTGAATGGTGTCACCATTAGCATCAAAGCCCACAAGGTAGTCAGCCCAGTCTTCAATCCATTCTGCCAGTGATTTCTGGGAGTTACGCTCGCCATTAACAGACAACAGAGCAGAGAACGGTGCTGTCTTTTTCAGTTTGAGAGTGGCGGTGTTATCTGCGTGACCTGGTTCATCAATAGTACCCAGGTTAAGCACACTGACGGCACGCATATTATCAGCATCGATAAAGCAGCGGGTGCCTTCATCTGCAAGATCTTTAGAATAACGGGTAAAGTCATCGATGCTGGCAGTGGAAAGCGCACCACGGAAACGGAAGCGATTTAAATTAAATTTTTCCAGATCATGAATGCGGAAATTCTCAGGCAATGCCACAGCATCGGCACCAATCTTACTGATAATTTCATTAACACCCTGAGCAGAAATAAGGGCATGGATTTGATTAATTGCGGTTGCGTCTAAGTTCTGAGACATAATAAGTCCTCACTATATAAAGATATTCAGTGATGAAATAAATAATCAGTTAATTAAGAACGATATTAATGACCTGCTGCGCGGAGTTTTCCGTCAGGTTCACCGGCAAGAGTCAGTAATTGTCCCTGGTCTTCCTGCAGAATAGTCAGGCGACCACCGCGATTGACATACATCGGCGTTTCGGTGGTGTCTTCTTCGGAAATTTTCCCGCGGTTAGTCGGGCGAACATATGAGAGTTTGTGTTTGATTTTCACACGGTTCTCATCAAATGGTTCGATTTCCAGGTTGAGTGAGACCTTACCTTTGGTTTTCGTGTTCATCACACCGGAAGCGACTTCACTGAGAACTGCGCCGATTTTTGTTTCAAATACGCCGCCGTCCAGCTCCCCGATAAATGCCTGCACATCAGTACTGCGTTCGCTAGCCATTTTGTTGCTCCTCATCATATCGACCCTGCAAGGCCGATTAGTTTCTCCACAAAACAGAGAAGAACACCTGCGGTGGCAGCCGCCCGGATGGATTGGGTTATGAGCCCGTCGTCCGGTGATGCTCTTCTCTGTTTTGTAAAAAGAGCGGTACCAGCCGGAAGCAAGTGTACAAACTGGTACCGCCAGGACTACACACAGCATAAAGTTGTGGTGCCGGGTGCCTCCCGGTGCCTGGCGAAGGTTGCACACCAGGCGGGTGGGTATCCACAGAAGGTCGACTGTCAGCCTCAACCTTAACCCGCGTGCGCTGAGCCGCATTCACCACAACGCTAAGGATTCTCTCTGGTTGAAAATACTTAGCTGTTATGTGCCTGTCTTTTCACCACTTCAGGCTCGGTGGTATCCTTTTAAGCCCGTATACATAAAAGGAAAATCAAATAACTTTTGATGAAAAAGAACTTGATAATGCAATTAATAAAATCATCGTAACGTCGCTCTTTTCCTGTCTCAGCGACACTCAGCAAAAACAGTTCTACGAATCGGCTTTCAACATGATCGAGCGTTGTTGTTTCTGCGATGCCGACGAGTTACCTGAAAAAATCAGGAAACAGTTGGCTGATGCTCTTCGAGTGCGACTTTCTGACCAATTTTCTGAAATGTACTCTCCGAATTTGGACAAATAGAAAAAGGCCATTTCCATTCAGGGTCTGATGGAAAGACTTCAGCCTGTTCTAAAGCACGGCGTAAAGAGAATACAACTCCAGCCATAATCTGATGTTTCCCATTGGCCCAGCTATCGCCGCTCTGATCTACATGGGCGGCTATGTCGTATGACCAAACGACTTCACAGTTATTGTTTAAAATCTGGACTTTCATTTCATACACCTGCTTTAACATGAGTGCCTAGTGGCACAACATGACTCAACGAATCATCCTGGACTTCATATGCCCCAGGCGGCTACTTCGTGGGCGTCCTGCCTGTTCGTTATCTTTGACATAAAATCTAACTTAACTTAGTTATTATGGCAAGAGAAAACACCAAACTTTTCTTAGTTCGGTGCCTTAGTTAGAGAAGAGAGGTCTTAGAGTTCGTATTGAACTCCTTTGACTACACCAATGATAAGGCAATTACCATTGATAGGGATGTTGGGATACCGAGGATTTAATGGCACTAAAAACTTTTGAGGGCCATCGATGACTAATTTTTTTACTGTAGCTTCGTTTGTTCCATCAAGTCGAGCGATGACTATTTTTCCATGACGAGGTTCTGCATCTGGATCTACAATCACTGTTGCGCCTTCTGGTATTGTTGGGAGGCCATTAGGGTTAGTCATGGAGTCACCTTTAACCTCTAATGCAAATGAGTTATCACCAATCTTTAATGATGTATCTACCCACTTGTCCACTTCACTAAACACTTCTGCTGCCCTGCACTCAGTAAACTGCCCAGCCTGAACCCACGATATTACAGGAACTCTGCGCATGTTTGTGACGAGTTTGCCTTCAAACTCAGCACCATAAAGAATGTAATCTATTGACGTATTGAAGAACTTCGCTAATTTCGAAAGTGCCTCCCCACCAGGGGTATTGATGTCTTTCTCCCAGTACCCCACAGCAACGTCGCTTACTCCACAAAATTTACCCAATTCTTTCTGGGACGTTCTGGTAACTCTTCTCAGAGCTTTTATACGCTGACCAACCGTTTCCATAGGAGCACCATTTCTTTAATTACTAAGTAATCTTAGTTTTTATTGACCAAAGATAGATTTGTAATTAGCATCTAATAAAACTTAGTTTGGAGGGCGTATGACAACTGACGATATCGAAAGCTACTTCGGCAGTATTGAGAAAGTTGCTGCTTTTTTCGGCATAACAACTGAAGCCGTTTATCAGTGGCGAAACCGTCCGGGCCAGTTAATTCCAAAAGGACGTGCAGCAGAAGCTGCATATAGAACTTGCGGACGGTTGCCATTTAAACCTGAGCTTTATGAAAAATCTAATGGATAAATCGATTAACAGAAACCACAGAACGATGAGGCTAACCGTGGGTAAGCATCACTGGAAAGTAGAAAAACAGCCTGAGTGGTACGTGAAAGCTGTCAGAAAAACTATCGCAGCGTTGCCGGGGGGTTACGCTGAAGCTGCTGACTGGCTGGATGTAACAGAGAACGCATTATTTAACCGCCTTCGTGCCGATGGCGATCAGATTTTCCCGCTGGGATGGGCAATGATTTTGCAACGTGCTGGTGGAACTCACTTCATTGCTGATGCTGTGGCGCAGTCTGCAAATGGCGTCTTTGTGTCTCTTCCTGACGTCGAGGATGTGGACAACGCCGATATTAACCAGCGTCTGCTGGAAGTCATTGAACAGATCGGCAGTTATTCAAAACAGATTCGTTCAGCAATCGAAGACGGTGTAGTGGAACCGCATGAGAAGACAGCAATTAATGACGAGCTCTACCTCTCAATTTCGAAGCTGCAGGAGCATGCAGCACTGGTCTACAAAATTTTTTGCATTTCAGAAAGTAATGACGCCCGCGAGTGTGCAGCTCCGGGCGCCGTGGCGTGTCGTGACTGTGGAGAAACTAACGCATGAACAGTTTAACAACACACTACCGTCGCTCGCAACTGATTGCGCTTCCTGTACCGGGTGGAAAAGCGAAGGTGGAATATTGCTATGCAGTGAATGTACCAGGTGACAGGGAAATTGTAACCCACAGCTTTGCAGAGTGGGCTGTGGGTGATTTCAACCGGCAGAAGGAGACAGTCCTTTGCGACAAGTTAACCGCTGGTTCAAAGATCACTACGGAGTGCCCGTCAGAGTCATTCGTTGGGAGCCGGAAACACAACGGGTTATCTACCTCCGCGAGGGCTATGAGCATGAGTGCTTCAGCCCGCTCGAACAGTTTCGTCGTAAATTCAGGGAAATAGAGGTCGGTCATGAGCACTAAATTAACCGGCTATGTATGGGATGGTTGCGCTGCGTCAGGCATGAAATTATCCAGCGTGGCAATTATGGCCCGCCTGGCTGATTTCAGTAATGACGAAGGTGTGTGCTGGCCATCAATTGAAACCATTGCCCGCCAGATTGGCGCGGGGATGAGTACCGTCAGAACGGCTATCGCACGGCTGGAAGCAGAAGGCTGGTTAACGCGTAAGGCGCGTCGCCAGGGTAAGGGAATGTATGGCGATGTGGCCATCGTCGTGTATTCCGGACAGTACGTGGAAAACGGCGTCAAAAAGAACTTCCTGCCGGACAACACGATGGTGCTGGGGAACACTCAGGCTCGCGGTCTGCGCACCTATGGCTGCATTCAGGATGCGGACGCACAGCGCGAAGGCATTAACGCCTCTGCCCGTTACCCGAAAAACTGGGTGACCACCGGCGATCCGGCGCGTGAGTTCACCATGATTCAGTCAGCACCGCTGATGCTGCTGGCTGACCCTGATGAGTTCGTTTCCGTACAACTGGCGTAATCGTGGCCCTTCGGGGCCATTTTCTCTCTGTGGAGGAGTTCATGACGAAAGATGAACTGATTGCCCGTCTCCGGTCGCTGGGTGAGCAACTGAACCGTGATGTCAGCCTGACGGGGACGAAAGAAGAACTGGCGCTCCGTGTGGCAGAGCTGGAAGAGGAGCTTGATGACACGGATGACGCAGCCGGTCAGGACACGTCTGTCAGCCCGGAAAATGCACTGACCGGACATGAAAATGAGGTGGTATCAGCACAGACGGATACCGTGACTGATACGGCTGCTCTGGTCACGGTTGTGGCACTGGTGACGCTGCATACTGATGCACTTCACGCCACGCGGGATGAGGCTGTGGCATTTGTGCTGCCGGGAACGGCGTTTCGTGTCTCTGCCGGTGTGGCAGCCGAAATGACAGAGCGCGGCCAGGCCAGAATGCAATAACGGGAGGCGCTGTGGCTGATTTCGATAACCTGTTCGATGCCGCCATTGCCCGCGCCGATGAAACGATACGCGGGTACATGGGAACGTCAGCCACCATTACATCCGGTGAGCAGTCCGGCGCAGTAATACGTGGTGTTTTTGATGACCCTGAAAATATCAGCTATGCCGGACAGGGCGTGCGCGTTGAAGGCTCCAGCCCGTCCCTGTTTGTCCGGACTGATGATGTGCGGCAGCTGCGGCGCGGCGACACGCTGAGCATCGGTGAGGAAAACTTCTGGATAGACCGGATTTCGCCGGATGATGGCGGAAGCTGTCATCTCTGGCTTGGGCGGGGCGTACCGCCTGCCGTTAACCGTCGCCGCTGAAAGGGGGATGTATGGCCATAAAAGGTCTTGAGCAGGCCGTTGAAAACCTCAGCCGTATCAGCAGAACGGCGGTGCCCGGTGCCGCCGCAATGGCCATTAACCGCGTTGCTTCATCCGCGATATCGCAGTCGGTGGCACAGGTTGCCCGTGAGACAAAGGTACGCCGGAAACTGGTAAAGGAAAGGGCCAGGCTGAAAAGGGCCACGGTCAAAAATCCACAGGCCAGAATCAAGGTTAACCGGGGGGATTTGCCCGTAATCAAGCTGGGTAACGCGCGGGTTGTCCTGTCCCGACGCAGGCGTCGTAAAAAGGGGCAGCGTTCAGCCCTGAAAGATGGCGGCAGCGTGCTTGTGGTGGGTAACCGTCGTATTCCCGGCGCGTTTATTCAGCAACTGAAAAATGGCCGCTGGCATGTCATGCAGCGTGTGGCCGGGAAAAACCGTTACCCCATTGATGTGGTGAAAATCCCGATGGCGGTGCCGCTGACCACGGCGTTTAAACAGAATATTGAACGGATACGGCGTGAACGTCTTCCGAAAGAGCTGGGCTATGCGCTGCAGCATCAACTGAGAATGGTAATAAAGCGATGAAACATACTGAACTCCGTGCAGCCGTACTGGATGCACTGGAGAAGCATGACACCGGGGCGACGCTTTTTGATGGTCGCCCCGCTGTTTTTGATGAGGAAGATTTTCCGGCAATTGCCGTTTATCTCACCGGCGCTGAATACACGGGCGAAGAGCTGGACAGCGATACCTGGCAGGCGGAGCTGCATATTGAAGTTTTCCTGCCTGCTCAGGTGCCGGATTCAGAGCTGGATTCGTGGATGGAGTCCCGGATTTATCCGGTGATGAGCGATATCCCGGCACTGTCAGATTTGATCACCAGTATGGTGGCCAGTGGCTATGACTACCGGCGCGACGATGATGCGGGCCTGTGGAGTTCAGCCGATCTGACTTATGTCATTACCTATGAAATGTGAGGACGCTATGCCTGTACCAAATCCTGTAATGCCGGTGAAAGGTGCCGGGACCACCCTGTGGGTTTATAAGGGGAGCGGTGACCCTTATGCGAACCCGCTTTCAGACGTTGACTGGTCGCGTCTGGCAAAAGTTAAAGACCTGACGCCCGGCGAACTGACCGCTGAGTCCTATGACGACAGCTATCTCGATGATGAAGATGCAGACTGGACTGCGACCGGGCAGGGGCAGAAATCTGCCGGAGATACCAGCTTCACGCTGGCGTGGATGCCCGGAGAGCAGGGGCAGCAGGCGCTGCTGGCGTGGTTTAATGAAGGTGATACCCGTGCCTATAAAATCCGCTTACCGCGCTGGAAGAGGAAAACACAACGCTACGTCAAAATCTGGCAACAGCAGACACCCGGATCAGCACTCTGGAAAATCAGGTAA